AAAAATTAGTTTTAAAAACATATGAATCTGTACTGATAGCTACTAGAAGCCAAACATCCAACTGGGGTGACGGTGCCTCTGGTATCGATGCTACGTTTACAGTAACGTGGCCTGATGAGTTGAAATTTTTTCAATATTGGAATACTGGCGGATATTTAAAATTTAGTATTATTATTTCTAACCAAACAACCACAGGGGCTCAGAACAATAAGGAAGTGGCATGGACAAGTCTAATAAACAATAACTTTCCTATGTATTATACGGGATTTACTAAAGCGGTCATGGGCTACGACTCAACAACTTTTATTGAAAACAGAACATCTGATACAAATAATTTTACAGAAGAAGGAGCATTCACTTCATCTACGGCTGGATTTACACAAATTTATCTAAAAAATTCAACTACTAGTCCGTATACATCAAACTACATTCGCATGGAACACTTTAGAGTAGTAGGTCAACCAAACGCAATTCAATTTAATTTGTTATTACAAGACCAGGTTTCAAATGCTTTTACTTCAGGTGTAACAGCAGATATAACATTCAATATTAATGCTGTCTATACCAAAACTCCAATCCCTCTCGGATGGGATCCTTCTACACAGATTACCTGTTCATTCACTAATACCCTATAATCCAGTTAGCTCGGCATATATAATTTGTCGAGCTAAACTATGGAAAAATCTCTTGAACTTATAATTAAAAAATCTGATAGATTATTATCAGCTAAAATCAAACGACAGACTCTTAAGGAGAGGTTTGATGCTGATATTACATTTGGATATAATGGTGGAATTTTTAAAGTTGATCAGCAGCTGATAACTTATACGAATTTCTTATTATCTTTAGACAAACAACATAATGTAATACTATTAGATATCAATCAAACACCTATTGTAATAGACGATCTATCTAAATTTCAAAAAGATATTTTAGAAAGATATTTTATGGCACTGGGGCGATACAATGCCGGATACCAAGATTTAAAAAATGGATAAAGGTATAGTAATATTTGGTCATAATTCTAAAGATATAGATTATGTTAAATTATCTGATATGGCAGCAGGATATGCTGTAAAAAAATTAAATGTTCCTGTAACACTAATTACTGATCATAAATCTGTAACCAATAGTCAATCCAAATTAAAAAATATAGATAATCTTTTAGTTGTAGACAGGCCACCTAGTGTCAATACAAGACAACTTCTAGGGCAGCATATAGATTTTATCAATACCAACAGACATCTAGCTTTTAAATATTCTCCGTATGATCGTACCTTATTAATTGATTCAGATCTTTTTATCCTTACAGATAGATTAAACGCATACTGGAATTCAGATAAAGAATTTTTAATAACCGAAGGAATGATTCCGATTGGTGATCGATTATCTTCAGACACTGTAAAATTATCACCAACAACTATAACTATGCGGTGGGCAACAGCCATTATGTTTTCTAAAACTGACACGGTTGAAAATATTTTTAAAGTAGTAGAATATGTTAAAGAAAATTGGTTTTACTTTATTGATCTTTACAATTTGCCCCCTACTAGTTTTAGGAATGATTTTGCTTTTACCATAGCCAATCATATTGTTTACGGATTCTTGCCCGCAGATAATTTTTTACCAAGTCCTATGATGGCACTAGAAAATTTAAAAGTTAAACAATTTAATAACGATAATATTGTTATTGACAAATACACTATTGATACTGATGTTCATATTATGGACAAATTTAGTTTACAGGATAGTATATATGAATAATGATTTTGGTTATCTAATTATAATTTCTAAAAGTCAAACTCATAGGTACGATCTGATGGCAGTATTATTGGCTCAATCTATAAAACGTACTCAAAAACAGGGATATGATAAGATAGCTTTAGTAACAGATGATCAAGATAAATTATCATGGTTTAAAGGTATGCCTTATTTTGATTCTGTAATTTTTTGGGATAAAAAATCACACTGGGACGGCAGGTCTTATATGGACGAATTGTCACCTTGGAAATTTACAGTATGTTTAGATACTGATATGATTTTTTTCCGCGATACCAGTCACTGGGTTGATTATTTTATTAGAGAAAATTATCTATATGTTGCTAATAAAGTTTTACAATATAATGGTGAGCTAATGACTAACGATCATTGTAGAAAAACTTTTACAGACAACAATCTTCCTATGCTTTATTCTGGTTATACTTTTTTTGCTAAAAATGAAAAATCTAAAGATTTTTTTGACTTAGGTAGGACAATAATAGAAAATCCTAAAGAATTTAAGAATTTCTTTCTTTATAATAATATTCCTGAAGTTGTAGGTACAGACGAAGCATTTGCTCTAGCTGCTAAAATTTTAGATATAGACAACGATATATCCTATCCTTTAGAATTTCCAAGATTTACCCATTTAAAATCTATATTACAAGATGAAGTCACTGGAACAATTAAAGATGATCTTGGATATTACTTTAATGAAAAAATTTTTAAAATTGGAATTTTTAATCAAATAGATATTTTACATTATTCTGATAAAGATATTGACATTAGTACTTTAATACAATCTTACCAAGATGAATTTTTAAAGAATATGAAGGTCAGTCATGAATAATCTTTACATTCTTTTTGATATATTATCAGGAACCATTATAAAGGTATCATCTACAGAAATAGAAAACGATCTTGATTCAAGACAATCTATAAAAGTAGACCAACATATCTTAGATCACTTAAATGAAAGTAACTCTTTTGAAAGGTTATTTACGGATTTTAAAGCCTTCATAACAGATAAAGGCCTACGTATTGTTGATCAACGTAAAACCACTGCCGATAAAACTTATAATAAATTATTACCTATACCATATATACATAGATTACAAGACGCTGTAGCAGATCTTAAACTAGAAATTACCAGTTTAGAAAATAAACCAGTATTAAAAATTAAATTATTAGCAGAAAAAGATATTCGGTTAAATCCTTACAAGAATAAAACCTATATACATCTAACAGAAAAAAATGACGTTAATGGTCATTATCAAACTTTTGAAATTGATCTCAATAAGTTTGATGATGAAATAATTTTTGATATTGATCGTTGCGATTATAAAAAATTATTTGCCAATCAAATTAGTTTTTATCATCGTAAAAAAATGAACATAGTGTATACAATTATATGAAAACATCTGATCTAGATATTATTTTTATTTCTTATGACGAACCTAACGGAGATTTTAATTATGCTGATCTCTGTAATAAAGTTCCTTATGCTAAACGAGTTCACGGAATTAAGGGCAGCGATAACGCTCATAAAGCTGCGGCAGAGTTAGCTGAGTCTGATTGGTTTGTTACAGTCGATGGAGATAACATAGTTGATGATAAATTTTTTCATATAGAAATAAATGAAACACCAACTATACAAGTGTACGGCTGGTCTGGAGAAAATATTATTAACAATCTACGCTATGGCAACGGTGGATTAAAAGTTTGGAAAAAAGATTTTGTTTTGAATATGCGTACCCACGAAGCAGCTATTGAATCTAAAGCACAAGTTGATTTTTGCTGGGAAGAAGGTTATTTAAATCATCCTACAGTTTTCAGTAAAACTGTTATAAATTCTACACCATTCCAGGCATGGAGAGCAGGCTTCCGCGAAGGTGTAAAGATGTTGTTGAAAGACGGAGTAAAGGTCGATAGTACAGCAATTACTAATCAAATATACTGGCACAATCTACATAGATTAAAAATTTGGTCTTGTGTTGGCGACCATGTTGAAAATGGTATCTATGCGATGCTTGGTGCTAGAGCAGGAAGCTATATGACTTATTGTACTGATTGGAATCACATAGAAGTTAGAGACTTTGAATGTTTAAAAAACATATACGAAGAACAGTATGCTGGCATTGAAGGTAATAGAAATCAAATTTTAGAAAAGTTAGAATTTTTATCTTTTGAAATCCAAGCAGGCATCGGGTTACAGTTAACTACTTTTGATGCTGATCAAAGTAGATACTTTACTGATCTGTATGCTGAAACAGTAGCACTAGGGCAGACATACTATAATAAGGATCCTGTGNNNNCATAGATTCGGACGCTTATCTGCTTGATAGTTTTAGAATGTCACAAGTCTACGACAGTATCAATGAACCTAATAAGATGTATATTTTTTCTGCTAGAAATCCCATAAATGATTTAGAATACGGGCACGGTGCTATAAAAATATTTCGAAAATCTTTTTTTACTGATGCAGAAGTCGTTGATTTTTCTACAAGTTTTTTTGGTAAGATCGAACATGTAAACTTAACTTTAAATATACATCGTTTTAATTCTAGTGAATTTCATACTTGGCGTACAGCATTTAGAGAATGTGTAAAGCTGTCGTCCTCTGTAATTAAAAATAGAAATAAGTATGATGACGAATATAGGTTAGAAACTTGGTGTGAAAAAGCCAACGGAAATGATTTTTCTCAAGAATGTCTGAATGGTGCCCGAGAAGGTAGGGAGTATGGTTATAGATTTAAACACAGTGTTGACGATCTAAGAAAGATAAATGATTTTAATTTTTTAAAAGAACAATATGTTTTGGCAACGAGACCCGAATAAAAAGTATATTAAGATTGCTAATCAATTAGACAAAACAGGTAAAGGTTTTTGTCTAGCTAAATGGCACATGGTGACTATTCATCTTCACACAGGTGACAATCACAGTTGTTATCATCCGTCTATGCATAGAGTTAGTGTTGACGAAGTTAACGATAATCCCGCAGCATTACACAACAGTAATTACAAAAAACAGCAAAGAAAATTAATGTTAGAGGGAGAACGTCCTTCAGAATGTAGTTATTGTTGGGCGTTAGAAGACCTAGGACAAATTAGCGATAGACATCTAAGAAGTTGGGAATTTGAAAATACTATGCCTAGCATTAACCAGGTAAAAAATTTACCATGGGATGCTGATGTTTACCCTAGATATATGGAATTAAGTTTTGGATCAGAATGCCAAATGAAGTGTATGTATTGTGCTCCAACTATTAGCAGTGCGTGGGAAGGTGAGATTAAAAAACATGGAGAATATCCTTTACAATATTTGCCCAACCGCAGACAGTATTCAATAAATCCTAAAGCAAGAACTGTATATAAAGAGGAAAATAATCCTTACATTGATGCGTTTTGGAAATGGTTTCCCGAATGCTACAAAAATTTAGAGACTCTTAGAGTCACTGGTGGCGAACCATTATTAAGCACAAACTTTATAAAGATGCTAGATTATATTGAAAATAATCCAAGGCCAGATTTACAGTTTGCTATTAATAGCAATATGAGTGTACCCCAACGTAATCTTGATAAATTTATTCATCGTGCTAAATCGTTAAAAGAAAATAAAAAAGTAAAAGAAATAATGCTTTATACTAGTGTTGATACTTGGGGCAATCAAGCAGAATATATTAGGAATGGTTTAGATTTAGTTCAGTGGGAAAACAATATTCATAGGTATCTAAACGAAGTTCCAAATAGCAAATTAGGTTTCATGATAACTGTAAATCTTTTAAGCATTTACAATTTTGAAGAATTATTAGATAAAATATTAGAGTTGCGTAAAAAGTATAACACTCGCTTTAACAGAAGAATACAAATTGATACTCCCTATCTTTTAGAACCACCACATTTAAGTCTTCAGATAGCCAATGATGATCAAATTAACCGACTGTATAAAGCTGTTGAATATATGTCAACACAAGTTGATAATTTAAGTTATAAACAATTTGATAACACAGAATTATCTAAATTTCAGCGTGTGGCTAAATGGGCAGAAGATAATAGATACAGTCAAGATCTATTGCCTACTTTAAGAAAAGATTTTGTTTCTTTTGTCGATGAACATGATAAGAGACGAGGAACGAACTTTTTAAGTACGTTCCCCGAAATGGAAAGTATTTACAATCAGTGGAAAGTTACTGATTAATAAAATCTTTAGTTAACGGAAATATTTCAGCAATTACTCTAGCACAAGCAATAGCAACTTCTTGATGTTCTAGTTGTGTGCCATTAGCACTACGTAATTCAATAAAGTGAATCCAGCTACGTAGTGTACCATTCATATATAATCGACTTTCTGTAAGGCCTTCTGGTAGCACAGCACGAGCTTGCTCTTTAGCTATGCCTCGAGCGATAGCCCATTGATAGGCACTTCGGGCGTAGTCAATGACCTGCTGTTGTTGATGTTCCCAATCTCTTTGTAGGCGTTCATCATCTGTTTGGATACTATTTTGTCTGTTTTTTGTGTCTTGAAGTCTAGCTTCTCTTGTAACGAACGCCAAATCTTGAGTTGGGTCAGCATAGCGTTGACTGAACTCTTGGAAACTAAAACTTCTGTGTCGCAAGATTTGTCTTGCGATATCTCTTGTGGTTGTGATTTCAATACAGGCTGAGACCATTTCGAGTGGGCTCCAGTGTTGGTGTTTGACCAAGTATCTGATGAGTTTCTCTGATGTTTCGGTGTTAAGTTGGTTGCTGGGATTGCTGACACGGGCACAATACGCAATGAGTTCCTGTGCATCCGAGATGCCCATGTCTCTAAATTCACCTGTTGGCTGGGAATAGGATAAAAGTTTAACATTCATTTGTCACCTAATATATTTTTTGTTATTTTTAAAACGTCTTGTTTAAGCCTATCAATATCGACCTGAAAATTGATAGTTACGATTTCCTCCTGAAAGTCTTTTATACCTTCAGAAAGTCTTTCCAAAATATCGTCCTCGTCAACTAAATCTAGTTGTTCCGGAACATCTATTTCCCAAACTCTGCCATCCTGAAATGTTAGCTCGACGCCATGAATATACTTAATGGGCATTGAGCTCATGTATATCTCTTCAAATACTTCAGGCCATTCTTTTATAACATCTTTTGGTGGCTTAAAGTATTTTTTAGGCACTAGCTTCTTCTGATACCTTTACTGTCTTTTTCTTTGGCGGATCTAGGTCGTCTGCTTGCTTACGTAGTCTTGCAGCTTCTTTATACATAGCATCTGCTTGACTTCTGTAAGATTTAGCTAGATCAGTATCAGAAAGCACACCGGCATTGTCTTGTGCTACAGGAGCAGCAGTTTCCATCAAATCTTTTACTTTTGCTACTTCTTTAACTTCAGATTTAGCAGGACCGTCAGTAATAGCTAGATCTTCTACCTTAACCCCTCTTTGCTCTGCGATTAGTTTGTTTAACTCATCTAAGGGCATTATTGTAGTTGGGTTTGGAGTCATCTCTACATCTTTAGTTGCTACTTTAACTAAATTTCTACCTTGATGTAGGGCTGGTAGCATTGGTTTACCATCAGCAAAATAACGGATTGAAAGGATCTCTCCAAATTCAAATGTGTCTTGTGCTTGTTGGCTTTCAACTAAGTCGATGATCGAGTTATGATAACTATCATCGAGGCCGGAAGTTCCAACTACGAGACAATGATCTGGATCATTAGGTAATGTTTTGAAAACTACAAGGACTTTAGCCTTGTTGGTCTTCATACGGCCAAGATGTTTTAAATTAACCATTTTCTTTTTGTCCTTCTGGTTTTGGTGTTACACTGTCTAAGAACGATGCTAATCTGTTATAAACCTTTCCAACAGATTCCATCTCTGCTGCTTTAAAAGCACCTCGCTGTGTAGCAACATCAACAATGGTGCGTAACGCACCTAGGTCATTAATAGTAAGCTCTGGAGCTTTGGTCTCTGGCTGTTGCGGCTGAGCCTGGTCTTGTTTCACTTCTTCTGTCATCATATTCTCCTAAAATGCGGACATGCTAACATAAAATAAGTTAGCTCTTTATCATCTTCAAATCCTAAGGTAGCACTACTGTTATCCGAATTTTGAACAAAGCAGTATCTTCCTTTTAATTTGTATTTTACCCAATCCTCTAGATCAGTTTCAAACACCTGATGTTTAACTTTGATCTTGGCAAAATGCGGAGGAATCCAAGTTAATGATCGTTTGTTTAGAACATCTAAGGGATTAAGATTCATGATAGTATTTACGGGGATGAAATAAAAGCTGAGTTATTCTTGGCTCATTCGTTGGCTTAACGCCTTGCCGTAACCCAATTTTCGGATATCACCAGAAAACAAATAAAGCTCAAACGGGTTTCGGTAATAAAGTTAAGGCCTTCTTCAGTTAGCCTAAGCCCCCCGCTATCTTTATTTCTAGTATTCCACCACCAAATACTTTTTTTAGATTTTACTAAATCTTCGTTGATTTGTTCTTGGGCAGCTTTTAAGAATACTTGAGTTTAAACGTCTTTGGTTTTCATTTCATCGACTTAATGATTTCGCCCTGAGTCAATTTAACAACTTGGAAATCTTCTGTCTTGAATAATTTGTTTAGTTTCTTAGCTAGATTGTATGCGTGACCGGGATTAGAAAAACTTACCTTTTTATATTTAGGTCCAGGGTAACTTGATATAAGACTACCACTTTTTAAATTAAAAGGTTTTCCTTGATAAAAGACCGCCCATATAGCATCAGACTCAAGAATCTGTTCTACCTTGAAATTTTCTTTGTTAGCATACTCTAACAGTACTTTTGGCTTAGGTCTACTCATCTATATCTCTATAATAATACACGCATATATTTATCTCTCTAGAAAGTTCCTCCATCCATCTGGACTGATACTTGTTGCTGTTCACCAGTTAGTTTATCCAATCTAGCATGTATTTCTTGTATTTGTTTACCCAATTTAGAAGTTAATAGACTAAGATCTGTAACAAGTTCTCGAGCTTCTTGAACTGTGATTCTAATCTCTTTTTGATTGGTTTTTTCTGCTGCTATTACTCTTTGGATAAGACGCTCTACACTAGGCATTTGGGTTGATAATTTATCTTGAGACATGTGATAACCTTTGACGCATTTCTACTTCTGTTTTAAAAGGGCCTTCGTATTGATAACGTTGTAGAGTTATCAGTTTAGGACAAAATGATTTAACCCAACCTTTGTCAAATTTAATAACATAGTAACCAGCACAATACAAACTTTTGCTGTCGCCGCTTTTTGTAAACAGCGGAAGTTTTTTCTGAATGTCGTACATGGCATTATGTGGATCGGCACTAGTAGGATATCCATGAACTTCTAATGGAAGAGAATCTCTTGCCTCTTTAAGAATTTTTACAACAAAAAAGTCTTTACCAAATTGGTCAGTTAAACTTTTTTTTGTTTCGTAAATCTTAACACCGTTGTCATTACTCATAACAAATCGTTCATCTTCGTTTTTTCGAAGTGTGGCTATCTTTTCGCCATTCTCTTCTACTATCCAAAATTTATTATCGATGATGGGTTTAGCATGTATGTCTGTCATTGTGTATACCTCGCATTAAGTGGTTCTGAATAACTTTGTGCTTGATCAGAAATCTTTTTAAGATCAAACAGATTACAAAATTTCATCAATCTAATACCAACCTGACTGATATTTTTATTAGCAGTAATAGCTGTCTGAATTGTTTGATTAATAATACCTTTGATATCGTCGGGTTGATGTGCTAGATCAATTAGTCTACGGTTGCGTTCATAATCTTCTAACACACGATGTTCTTTACCTTCGTGGTCAGTCCATCTCTGAAGCATGAGATTGTTCCACGAATATCCTTTGCTTTTACGATCTTCGAACGCTTCACTAAGACCCACTTTTTTGCTTGTGCCTTTAGTACGCACACCTGGATATGCCGAGAAGACATTATCACTGGTATCACCACGCATACATTTTTCAAAGAGTAGCCATTCTGGATTTGGAGCGGCTTTCGCTTCTTTAGTTTTCTTGTCAATGACGGGCTTGCCTTTGTCATCAAAGATTCCTTCGTGTGTGATAACGTGTTCCATTACTCCGTTATACTGTTTAACATTGGAGGCGATCAGTTGTACGAAGTCTGTGTCAGTACTGATGATCACATGGTTATCATTCGGATGGCTCTGTATCCAACCTGCGATTAGATCGTCCGCTTCTAGCTGAGAATTTTGTAGAACTGTACAGTTGGTCTTTTCTGTTACAAATTCTTTAAATGTATCAAATGCTTCCCAAAATACACGTTCTTCTTCTTGTTCTCTTTCGTTATGAGCAGCACGAGCATCTGCACGATTACGCTTATAGGGAGCATAATAATCTTTGCGCCACGATCTACCTTCTAAACAGAAGATAACATGGCTTCCGTTAAACTGTTGCCACGCTTTTCGTATTGAATTTAAGGTAATATGAAAAGCCATACCTAACTTGATATCAGCATCGCCGTTGATTACGTGGCGAGCACGAAAAAATGTATTTGCTGTATCAACTAAAATATAGGTCATTGATTTTTCTTCTTTACTGATTGTATGTCTATAACACCTGTATTAACAGGGCCACCAAAATCACCATCGACAACTACGTTGGCGCAAAGTTCACGGAACCAACGATCGACAATTTCCTCGTCCTTGTCACCGTCTGCACCATAACCGTCTTGCTTTAATTGTAGCACAAAGAACTCATTCCAGTCAAGCTCAAAAAAACCGTTACGAATGTTATCTTTGTTTACGTGAGTATTAATGACTCCGACCCAAGGTTCTTTCTTTCGAGTAGCACGATCTTTTGGCGATAATTTGGCTAACTCTTCTTGTTCTTGAGCAAGTTTGGCAGATTCTTCTGCTTGTTGTTTTCTAATTTCTGCTTCTTCTAGAGCTTTTTGTGCCTGCACTAAACTCTCTTGGATCTTATCAATACCTAATAGTTTTTTGATCAGTTTCATTAAGTTCCCCACTCATTTTTAAACAAAGGCACCTGCAAGCGATCTGAATAGCGTAGACCATTTTTCATTGCCAGTTCCGCTACACGGCGATTATTTAATGTATAAACACTTTCTACTCCACCCACTGGCATCAAATATACAGGACCAGTAAAGCCTTCTGCACGATAAATGTCTACAGTTTCTAAGGCTTCTTCGGCGTCGTCTTCTGTGGCTATTACAAATTTTAGATAGGTGTAGCCTACTTCTTGATATTCGCATACAACATCGGGTCGAATAGCTACTCTTAGGATGATTTAAAAGTTCCGGATAGATATTTTGCCATTTTAACAAAGGCTCCCCTCCAGTAATAACTAAATGTTCATCTTCCCATTTACCGTATGGTAGAATCTTCATTATGTTTTCTGCGATCTCGTCCGGGCTATAAAAAGGACTCAGATGTTTAAAAGCTGGATGCCACGAAGCATAGCTATCACAGCCTGTTGATACTAGAGGTAACTCTTCATAAGTTTTATACAGATGTACATTGTTAGCAATAGGATCAACTTCAGTAGTTGATTCTCCTTTAGGCATGCCAAACCCGGCACACTTAAAATTGCAACCAAATGTTCTCATAAACACTGAAGGAACGCCCATAAAACGTCCTTCTCCCTGTATGCTGTAAAACAGCTCTGCTAATTTAATTTTTTCCATATTTTATTATACACTCTTTTTTCGTAGTTGCCAAGAGCCATCACCTAGATCGAGCCATTCTAGAGTATCACCTTCTTTCCAATCTGCTTCTTTTAACAGGTCGGGAGGAAATGTTAAAATACTATCTCCGGTTTCGGGATCTTCTTCAACTGTCAATGTCCAACTTTTCAACGTTAACTCCTGATTTGGTTAAAAAATTTATTCCAGTATCGTCTCTGTAATTTTCTTTAAAATATACATTTTTAATACCGGATTGATATATCAATTTAGCACAATCTAAACACGGACTATGTGTAACAAATAAATCTGCGTTAAGTCCTGATTCGTTACTGCGAGCTAATTTTGCGATAGCGTTTGACTCTGCGTGTAGTACTTCTGATTTTGTTTTTAAGCCATATCTGTATTCTTCTTCCGCATCCTCGTTCCATTCAGTATACGGATACATAGCTTCAAACTCTTCTGGACTTACCCAGCCACCTGCGCCGGAATCATATACTTTGTCTTCGCAGTTGTTATCCCAACCAGCCGGCATACCGTTGTAGCCGATAGAGATAATTCTATCATCCTTGACTACAATAGCACCAACGTGTAAGCGACGAGCATGACTAAGTGCTGAGAAGATTTCTGCCGTTCTCATAAAGGCGCTTTTCAGTTTCTGTTTCATTTTTTCTTCGATTTCTACATTCTTCTTTTACTCTAGGTGGGATATCTGGATGCCATTCTGCCATACCACAATCATATATCTTATATTCTGGTATTTCTACATTAGAGAGAAGAATCACCCATAATACACTAGCCACTATAAAACCAATGATGTACTTTCTCATTGAGCGTTTTTCAAAGAATCAGATATTGAAATGTTTATCCAACACTTCAAGTTTATCCATATATTCGGCAATGATAGCCATTTCTTTTTCAATAGCACTCATTAAATCAGTATGATCGTGAATGGCCATAGGGTTACCTAACATAATATCTACATTCATTTTATGTTTTAAAACGTGTGCTGAAAAATGCGCTCTTAGCGCATCAAGAATTTCTTTTCTCATTTCCATTTCCTATAATTGCCCCGTTCTGGTATGACGTGTCTCACGCCTCCAGTAGGGTCTTCCATATCACCACTACGTCTCGGAATGAGATGTACGTGGGGCCAACCTACGGTTTGTCCTGCTGACTTTCCGTAATTAAAACCGATGTTAAAACCGTCACACTGTCCTTCTTCAACCATACGTATACCGTCACGCACAGCATCTTCAAATGCATCCATTAGTACAGATACTGTGTTATATTTAGGTACAAATAACAGATGCCCTTCTGTAACCGGATATTTGTCTGCAAATACTTTTACGTGATAGTCCTCGTCTACAAGATTATCCCAAGGTGCTTGACTATCCTCTATAGACTCAGCTTGATCATTCATTATTTTTTCATTCATTTTGCCCACCAATCTTCCCAAGGGAAATCAACCCAAACATCGTTTTCTGCTTTGTTGATTTCTTTTCCAACAAAATCCATTTTAACTTCGCACTTACTAGCTAGATTATCAACTAATACTGCAAATTTTACATTATTGTTCCAAACGTGTTCCCAGTCAGGATCGTTAGGCAAACAGCCACTCGGCCAATCATTAATTATCCAATTAAAAGTAGCACCGGTGTCGTTGATGTCGTCAACAATAAGAATATTCTTAAAGTTTTCACCTTGTTCTAAAAGTGAACCAGCTGCATCTAATACAGCCCCTATATCGTTTTCGTCGTTTACGAATATTTCTTTTTTAGGATAACCTAAAGCATCTTCGGCCATCCATAAATTACTTTCTCCGCCCTGACCGTCTCGTAGGCTTACTCCTAGGGCATACATCGGAACATTGAGATAATGACTGATCATTACAGCAGGAATCAGCCCACCTCTTGTTAATCCTACAATGTAATCAGGACGCCAGCTGCTGATCACAATATCTCTACATATCTTGCTAACAAGACCGTTAAGTTCTTGTTGTTGAAATATGAGCTTGTTCATATCTTTCCTTTAAATATTGTTCGTGTTGAATCCATTTGTTATTAACTAAGAATCCCCAATCACGTTTGTGAGGACCGGGCATAAACAACGTCCACGCTGTTACGCCAGGCTTAAGCTCAATACGATGATAAGAGTTAGGGCTACATATACGAAAATGGCCGGGTCCTCTCCATTTACGTATTTCACAAGATTTATTGCCCTGTTCGTCAAACTGCGGAACCCATTCATAATAACCACCTTTCAAAATCAATGTAGCATAGGGCCAAGGATGATCGTGAACGTCATCCGGATCTCCTTTTAAGAACTTGTGTAAAAATACATTAAATGGAAAACGGTTACGCTCTTTTAAAAAGAGATAATACCGTTCGAGATACGGTTCATTGTGTACGCGATCAAAAATAATACGCTTACGACCTAATCGTTCAAGTAGCTTCAACAACATTAAAAATTTCCTCTTCGAGATATCTTTTTAGTTCTTTGTCTGTAGGTTGCACAGAATAATTTTGTTTAAAAAAGATTTCGTAGCTATCGCTTCCGTATTTGCCGATACCATACAACAGTTTAGCATCATTTCCATCCCAAAGCAAGAAATCAGCAGTCATTCTTTTAAGTCTTTGAAAACGTACATTGTACATACCTAACGGCCAAATTACTTCCTTGACCTCGTCGATAGTAGAGAACAAAAATTTATTAGGAGTGGGCCAACGATTGAGAAATATAGGCAGTACATACTTCACTGCCTTTCTTCCAGTTTGATTTAGCATAATGACAGCGACCATATGCTGCCAAGCACGAACAGTTCGATCGTTAGAAGGTAACTGTTGTTGTACCATTAATTCATCTAATAACGGTTTAATCATGTGTGCCTTCTAACCAGCGATCTACCATTTCTTCCGCTTCCTGTTGACTTACTGCTAATACAGAAAACCAAGCATATTCTTGATTGGCCTTTATGTACTGGCTAATTCTGCACTATTCATTATAGTCTTTTATTTTTGTTCTGCTTCTTGATCTTTACGAAACTGTTCTTCTAGCCAGAGTCTTTTTTGATGTTGATACATATCTTCTGACAGACTGTGCCATCCGATACAATCTCCTGTAGGACTACGACCACAGCCACAGGTTCCTTTTTTTAGTTCAGTTTGTTGATTCATAATTTTCCTTATCTAGGGGCAAAGTCTTGTTGTAATTTGATATTATCAAAGAATTCCTTCTTTGTACTTTGGTCATCTTTGAAAGCACCTTTTAGCACAGTAGTCTGTGTTAAACTTGAATGTGCCATAATACCGCGATTCTCGCAGCATCCGTGTACTGCTTGAATATAAACACCTACATCCTTGGCACCTGTAGCTCGCATGATTTCTCGGGCAATGTCGTTCGCCAACTCTTCTTGAAGCGTGCCGCGCCGGGCACACCACTGTGCGATACGAGTGTATTTAGAAAGGCCGATGAGTTTTTCTGCGGCAATGATGCCGATATATGCCACGCCACTAACGGGCTGGTGATGATGACTACACATACTGCGTAGCTCGCTACGGACAACCAACATACCTTCGTAACGGTCCTCTGTATCATTTGGAAACGCTGTAGCGTCTTACCTTTGCTGTTAGGATCAGTTTCTCGATCAATAAGCAATCTATCTAGAACTGTTTCAAATGCTTCTGCGGCTTCGTCAATAAGTTTCTCTTTATCGCCTTCGTGTAAGAAGTCGCTGATGTTATCGCCTGCCCAAAAACGTTTACCTTCACGTTTCATTTTAAAGCGAAGATGATCGCCAAGATATGCTTCTTCGTAGCCCTTGTCACTCATCATTTCCCCAGCTTTAACATAAACTTTTTGGGGAAGTGGAACATACTGATCTTTAAATTCGTCTTTTACGAATTCTGTGTTTATATTTTCATTTAATACAGGATCTGGTTTAAATTTGTTTGTCAATTATAATTCTCCGAGTTATAGTCGTGGATGACATTTTATTTTAACATCTCTAGCAGTTTATTACAACTAAAGAAGTTTTGTGTTAACGCATCTGCTTGTTTATTTAGGCTAGGTAAAAACTGTCTGTAATTTTCCATGTACTCAATAATCTGCGCCACAATGTAGTGTCTATTTGTTTTATAAGATTCAAATGATTCCGTCCATTCGCTAGGATATTTGAAATCATCTAACGCCATTTCACTGTAGCTCAAACGATCCGGAACCATAGGAATAGCATCTACTAATGCACCTTCATTCCAACTGATACCTAGTGTTTCTTGTAAGT